GCTAGAGTTACTGCTAAAGTATCTCCTGCATCAACACTATTAGCTAAAACGAAAACTACTTGCTTTAAATCACAATTGGGAACTACTTCCCAACTTTTTAATTTAGTTACTGCGGCCATCTTAATTCACCTATGCAAGTCCNTATCTTCGAACCATTGCGCTTTCGAAGGTAACAACTAAAGTTCCGTACCATTTGATGAAGAACTTATCACTGTCGTTATTTTTAGCAAGTTCCTGATAAGTATAATCCTGCAATATAGCTAGATATAAATATCGGGTATCAAGATATACAATCTGTCTGCTAGCAGCACTCGTGGGCATATATCTGTCTTTAATGAACAACACTCCATCAAATACAAAGGCATCTGGGATACCGAAATCCATCTGACCANAAGGTCTCTCAACGTTTCTCTGGAAATCCATTAATAATCCTTTGATATAATTGTGGGTATATCCGTCAGTAACAACTAAATCTACGATTCCATTTGCTTCGAACGAAGTGTTCAAATCACTTCTGATTAACTCTAAAGTAATATTAGCACCAGCGTTATTCGCTGCATTAGTGGTTAAAGTAGCTAGTAATCCATTGAATCCCAAAGCGTTAGTAGCANTTGCTCCATTGATTATCTCGTTCTCTAATGCTTCGTTCAAAGATGCTGATGCAACTCTGATTTTCTCTTGCATTAGATTGATAATAGTCTCTGATGCACTTGCTGGGCCNGTAACTCTTCCAACAGCGTATAAATACTTGATGGTTGCAGTTCCTACAGCATACGTATCAGTCTGGTCGGCTAAAGAAGCATCTTCTCCTAAGAAAACAGCTCCTGTTTTTGCAGACAAAATATTATATACATAACTTCTTCCTCTGATAGCTCGTCTTGCTAATAATCTGACTAAAGGGGTTTCCCTGACAGTCTTATCAACAATACTGGGGTCTACAAAAGGTGGCAATAAGCCGTAGCCAGTATAAGTTCCACCACTGGTGGTAGAAAAAGAAGCGTCTTTATTTAGCATCTTTTTCATGACGGATTCACCGATGTCTTTTCTGAAGTCAACTCCTCTCATAGGGTCGACATAAGTTTGACCATCTGCGATGCCGTGTTCTCCGAAACATTTCTCAAACATGAGTCCTGCNTCGAAGTTATCCAATTCGCATTTTCCAAACATTTTATATTTCCTCCGAAATTTTATCTATTCAATAATCCTGAACGGATTTTGAGCATATTTTCCATAGTAGGTTCTAATTTTTGTTCCTTCCTAATGTCAGCAACAGTCTCAACAGTAGCTTTCAATACAGCTTTGCTGTCTAACTCTTTCTGTAAGTCATCTTTGACTTTAGAAACATCTACTAAACTTTTCTCTAATTCAGCAACTTTATTTTTTAACAAAGTTACTTCTTCGTTTTCTTNACTTACAATTTCAACGGCAACTTCTGCCTCTTTTTGAACTTGAACAGTTTCTTCAACCATTTTAATTTCCTCCTTAGTAATTCCATCTTGCTTAACCTCTTCAGTTAAATTCACACCATTATAATCTAAGCCAAAAGCTTTAGCTATATGACCGAATGATGCATTACGATTAGATTGAATTGGAACCCATGTCCCCTCTAATAATTCTGCTTTGACGTAACCTCTTCTTTTCTTTTTATCAGAGCATTCTTTTTCAACCGTTTGTTTAGGAATAGCAGCAATTGAAATGCCAGCATTTTCTCCTTTATCAACAGATTCTAAAACTTGTAACCTGATTTGTTCAGCCAATGGATTAGCCTCTTTACTGAAAAACCAAGGTTCACCAATCAATGCAAAATTACCGTTCTTTTCAACAACTTTAAGATTGCTCCAACCACCGACCCATTTCTCCATTTTATTCTCNTGATTAGCTAAAGCTTTAAGAGAAGTATTTTTCGACCAGTCGTCTAATAATTCTTTGGTCATGAACTCATCATCTCTATCTATAGAAGTATCAGAAAGAATTCCAACCAATTTACCTGAAGCTGTCTTAGTGACAGGCATCCACATCTTAATAGCTTCGTCCATTTATATTACCTCATTATATGTTTATGCTTAAGTTTATAATTAATGTTTAAATCACTCTTTTAGAATGCCGGTTATTCTGCTTCTGCAATTAGGATGAGCAGGCGGTTGATCGTATGCAATCCCAGTAACTGGGTCTACGAACGGTTCATCCAGACCGACTTCTTGCCCGTTCAATCTTTCACAAATATCAGAAGTTCTGTTATCTAGGAAAGCATCCCATTTTCGTTTAGATACGACACCACTTTCTTTGTATGCTTGTGTTTTAGCATAATTAAAAAAACGATTAGACTCCGTACGAGCTATCCTCATAGCTCGTCCTTCTGTAACTTCGCCGTTAATTTCTCCCCCTTTTAAAGAAGTCATATAGTTCTTAATTTTTGATTTAATATCTTTTATAGCTTCTCCGTTCACTATACCATCTCTGACAATTTCACTTATTTCGTGTTGAGCGTCGTGAGCAACTCCTTTTAATCCTGCCCATCTTTTACCTTCAATGTAGAATCCGTCTAATTGTCTATTAGCCAATATCTCGCTTTGTTTGTCCATTCCTAAACTAAAACCAATGTCAACATTAAGCTCTTTTTCTGTGTCAGTAACCCCATCCTTTAGAGTTGATTTAATCACAGCTTTCAATCCAGTAAAGAATTTAGCAGTGTTGATAACATTGAATAATCTGCTCAAGAACTCGCCCAATTTCTTGTCTATAATCTCATAATCTTTATGCAACTCTTCTTTAAGGGAAGAATCAACAAAACTCAAAACTTTAGTTTCCCATTGGCTAAAATTTTTATCTAAGAAACTCGCATAATCGTCTGCCTCTTCGACAATATCTTCTCCACTATCAATCAATGCCGACTTTTCTGTCAGTTCAAGTTTTTTTTTAGTTTCGTCTTTTTTATCTTTTTCTTTATCAGAAGAAGAATTATCGTGCTGTTGATTAAACTGTGATGCCGCTTCGGTATTACGTTCCTGCTGTTGAACAAACATCGGCTTTTCTCCCCATTCAACAGGGCCTAATCCTTCCATTGCTCTTACTTCGTTAATCGTATAAACGTTAGCTTGTAATTTGCCCATAGTCTGAGCGTGCTCTTGTAATTCAACTTCATGATCAGCTGGAAAGAATTTAAATTTAATTTCTGTATGTCCTACAACGTCGGGAATAATTTCATTATTGATTTTATCTTCAATCAGTTTCAAATATGGCTTGATAGCATTTTTTACAGTCATACGTTCTTGTCCGGCTTGAGTGTCAGTGTTACTATTCTCATAGAATCCTACTTCCTGAGGACTTAAACCGTAAACAGCAAAAATTGTATGGAAGTACCATTTCTGTCCTTCTAACCATTCCATATCTTTATTGGACATAGTTAACGGGGTGAAATTAGCTTCAGAATTATGAAACACTAGTTTATGCGGTTTGCCTTTAACTTGAGACTCCCAATCCGACTTAAACCTCTCCATAGCGTCTTGTTGCATGGGAACACTGATTATACCGTCAGGAATAGCGTTGTTCTGATAATACTCTTTATTCTGTCTTGTGGATTGAATCATCAATTCAACTTCTTGTCGTATAGACTGTAAAGGCGACCAGCCATAGGGAAATTGTTCAGTTACGCCGTTCAATTTCCCATATATAATTTCGTCTTTCTTAAAAAAAATGGGTTTTGATTTAGGTGAACGATAAGAGTATTGATAGAACCCGTTAATTATCCCGTGTTCGTCGATATCGTATAAGAAGCGAGAACCGTCATAACTGAACAATTCGACCAATTCTCCTTTACCGTTCCGTCCTTTCCAAATTACACCAGCATCTATATCTAATACATCATCGACGAAAGGTGTCCATAATGACCAGAAAGTGTCTCCGTTTCTATTGGGAAACATTAATAATTGTTTAGTTTTTTTAATATCTTCTTTGTACTTTAAAATATCTTCTTTTTCGTCCTCGCATATGATGTTCCAATCACATATCATAACTTGTTTCTTGATAGCGTTTTTAACCATCTGCACCCAGCAAGATTTAGAATATTTGCGTATTTCTAGAATATCTGTCTGCCTAGGCACACCTAAATTTGCAGTCCAGAACCAAGTGTACAGATATGGCATATTGTTAATTTTAGCCAAATCTGAACCATTGAAAGTTCTGACTTCTTTGTTTACGGAAGCAACACTAATAGAAACAGGTTCCTTCTTCTTAAATACATCAAGTATTCTCATAAATATAAATTAGATTATAACGCTATAACCAAGTGAAACTATGATAGAAAAATATGTTAGGGTTTATAATTAATGTTTAAATCTGGCATTATTCATCCGAAAAACCAATAACTTTTTTTGATTCCTAGTTCAAAATACATCCGCATCATTAAGGCGTCGGAGAAATCACAAGACCTTCCTATATTTTCCTTAATGATATCTTTAGAGATTACTGCCATTTTACCATCTTTATCAGCATCTTTGCGCTTAATCTGTTCCAACTCCTCTACAAGCATTTCTTTTACGTTTGGGGCAATATCTTTATAGATTGATATTTTGCCCAGTCTAACAAAATCGCTTAAAAGAAAGTAACACTGTGACTTTAGGTTAGCGAAATTATACTTGTTTGGTTCGAACCCGACATCAGACACAATCTGGACAGAATTGTTAACAAAACCTTTTACTCCAAGCAATGTGTCTACTAGACCTCCACCAACGCCATCCTCATCAATAATTATGTGGCTTAACGGAATACCGTGTTGTTTAGCTTTCTCAAGTAAATAGAGCCGAGACTCTTCAATGCTGTGTTTAGTATAATATTCAATTTTTGTAACGTGCATACCTTTCCAATAAAAGAATGTTGACTTATCGTTTCCGAAGCGGCTGACATCCACAGAAATATACTCTTCCCCACTATCTTGTGGAACGTTACTAAACATATCCAGTAGTTTGTCGTATTCAAATAGAGCAGTGGGGTCATCATCATAGTTCCAATTACCATATAATAATCTCTCACGTGAATTCTTGTCCAATTTCTTAAGGTTCTCTATGTAGTGTGGTGAAATATATGGATTGTCAGTAACTAGTGCTGGAATGAATCTCCTGTACTCTGGCAACGTTCCTTCAACAAATGGTTTATAAAATTCGGCATACGCCCAGTTCTTAGATGGATTAGTACAACATAACATCTTTGGCACTAAGTTGTGTTGCTCTAACTTATAACGCAAACGTGAGGTGACAATACTTTTAGCTTTAGAAGTAATCTGCGATACTTCATCAAGGAAGGCGCCAGTGTATTCTGTTGAGCCCAACTCGTCAAATTCTGGGTCACTAGGATATGCAAATAAATCCTTAAGATAAATCTGGGAACCATTCCAGAATGTTATTGTTCCTTC